TGAAGAACAATGTGACGACCTTCTGGTGGTACGTTGTTTTTGTCTAATAGACGTTTAGCTTCACGTAGTTTTGCTACGCTTAGGTTAGTGTCTGAACCACCGATATCGTTAGACACTGTTAATGATGTTGATGAGTTTACAAGCGCATCAATAATCATTTGATCTTGTCTACGACCGATAGCGTTAGATACTAATTGTACTAACTCTTGTCTTTCGTCAAAGTTTACTTTTTGTTGCATAAAGATGTCAGAATATTCTGCTGCATTCCAGTCTGCTAAAGTAGCAGTTACTTGACTCCAGCCAGCATTCAATGGTGATACATCTGTTTGTGGGATTCTTAAAGTAGCAACACCTTTGCCTACTTTAGGAAATTTTACTACTGATCCTTCAACACCGCGTCTTTGGCGAACAGCACCTACTAATTGTGCCTTACCTTGGTAAGCCTGTTTAACTTCGGCATCAAAGAGCGTTACAAAAGCATTAGATAATCCAATAGCCATGTCATTCTCCTAGAATTGATAAAAATAAAGTTTATCGCTTTGGTTAGCCAGACGTTCTGGGCCGTTGCTTGCTATTTACGATAGCCAGCCGACAAGACGTTACTTGTGTAAAGGGTTGCTATGCAATGAGCCTTGTGTGATTTTTAACACAGAATTTGCAGTTGTGCAAGTATTTTTGCGATATTTGCAAAAAAAAGCCCTCAATTAAGAGGGCTATCGCGAACTATTTGCGTCTTAAGCAAACGCGGCTTGGAACATTTTTTCTACTTTTTCTCTGTATGCTTTATCTGTATGATACTTTGGATCAGCTACCATTTGATAAAGTTCAGTTTTTGATGGTGCGCTACCTTCTGGTGCGCTTTCTGTAGGCACTCGGCCTTCATAAGCACCACGCAGTTTTTCCAAAGCAGCAATCCCTTTGGCAGATCCACCCATATATTTGAATTCTTCAAAGTCGTCTTTACTCCATACGCCTTTTTGAACCAACCCTGTTCCCCATTGCACAATGCTTTTAATTCTAGCATCAGCATTAGGGCCTAAAGATTTACGCTCTTGCTCTACATTTAATGTAGATGTTTGAGTTAGATTAGCATTCATTTCTACAATAGGCTTAACTAAGTCATCTAATGCGGCTTGACTAACGCCATGCTCTTTAGCCCATGTTGCTACATGGCCACGAACAGGATCTTCAGCTGGTGTATTACCAAAAGCTGAATAGTCATAATTACCATCTGCTGGTGCTTTATGTTTGCCTTGTGAAATTTGTTTACGAAGATCTGTCCACGATTTTGCAATCGCTTCTAAATCTGGTTCTGATTCGTCTTTCTTCCAAAAGTTTTCTGGCCACCAATCTGGTCGTTCTAATGGGCCGTCATCATCCTCTGGACTGTCAACGTGTGATATTGCTGTTGCGTTTGGATCTGTATTTGCTGCTGGTTCTGCACTTACGTTATCGAGTAGGCCAGTGTCTTGAGATACTTCCTCATTGCCACTAGGCTCGATTGTATCGTCTGTCATTTGATTTTCCTTGCACGAATTAACCTTGCTTCTAAATCTCTGACTATGCTATTCTGACCTTCTCGGTAGTAAGCATAACTAGAATCGCTACCGGGCAAGGCAACCGGCTGCTCTAAAACAGATTGGCGTAACCAATCCATTAATTTCTTTCCATCTTCATCACCTAATACACGCAATGCTAATCGATCTAAATCATCTCTTGATTGATTAACATCTCTAATGTCTAGCGGTAAAGGCGTTTCTAAATCTTCCCAACCAGCCATTACATAGCTCCTTGTTGCATAGCACCTTTAACCATTTCTGGCACAGCTTCTGGTGCAGCTTGAGCTGCCATCATAGCCATTTGAGCTTGCTGCTGTTGAATCATCATACGTTCTTCTGCTGTATTAAGTATGCGTTGTGGGATACCTAATTTTTCTGCAATAAACTCTAACATAGAATCCATCTTAATCATAGCTTGACCTTGTGGTCCTACGCCTTGAACTATTTGTGCATATTGCAATACGTTCTGCACATCTTCCATAGCTTGAGCCATAGCAAGTGGAGCTACTGCTGACACTTTAATTTCAAGTCCATTAACTTTTAATGGCAAGCTAATAATACCACGCTCATCCATAACAGCTAATATCTTAGTAACCAATGGAATCATTGTTTCATTAATAAGTCTGCCAAAAGCTGAACCTAGGTTTTGTGATAACTCTTTCATTCGCTCTACCACTTCCGTAGCTGAACGTGCTGACATGTTGTCTGGTGGTAAAGACTCATCTAATAAAATACGCTTAATGCTCATGCGTAAATCATTCATAATGATTTGAGATACATTAAAGTCACCAGCTCTTGGCAATGCTTTTAGAGATTCTCCTTGTGGGCCACCATTACGTGCTACAGGAATAATAGCGCCGGGAACAATCTTTACTGTATTTGGATTTAATACGCCATCATCTGCTGCTGTATAAACACCAGCAATAGCTAATGATGCATTCTTTAATACAAGTTCTAATGTTTTGTTAAGAGTCTTGATATCTGGCAATGCAGTAATCAATGGACCACGGCCATAGATCTCACCAGCTACTTTTGCATAGCGTGATACAATCCATGGGCTGATATTCATTCGTCTATAGACTAATTCTGTTTTAGATTCTTTATGAATAACATGGTAGCAATAGTCACCACGTTTTTGATCTAAAATAGTAGCCTCAATAAAATCTAATTCATCTGTTGGCTTTTGATCTATTTTCTTTTGTAGATCATCTGGAATCTTTGCATCTGGCCATTGACGCATAATAGACTCGCCTTTGATACGCATACGTCTATACACATTATCTACTTGACCATTAGCGCCTTCTTCAAATGATACTAAGAATTGTGGCACAGGAATAAAGTTGATTGGGCTAATATCATCTCCGGGCTGCACCATCATAACAGCTGTGCCTACAGATAGATCAAGCAAGAACTCACCAATAGCAATATCAAAATTAGATTGCTTGAGGGAAGCAAACATTTTATCCGCATATAAATCTAACGCAGCTTGTGCTTCTGCTTTACGCTCTTGTGGAATATCTGTGCCGGGTTCTAATCTGCACCATTTACGTTGTGGTGGGAATATGCCAGACTGCATACGATTAGCAAATCGTTGTGTAGAATTAATAGCTGTTGCATCAAACACACGATTCATTTTCTTTTGGCCAGATGTTTTACCATCGTAATAACCATCGTAAAGATTACGTTGTGGCAATGCAAACTCATAACATTCTTCGTATAAGTTTCTAAAATCTTCTTTTTTAGTAAGCGCTTTATCGTGTCGTTTTAAAACATCTTCAGCGGATAATCTCATCATTGTTGCCATATCAATCCTTTTTATTTCTGTTTGCAAAGTTACGTGCTGCTTCTTTACTTCCAAATCCCCATGCTTTTAATGCTAACTTCAACCGAGTAGGTCTGCCTTTCTCATCAGTTAGCGGGCCAGCCATTCCACCAAAACGAGCAGCAAAAGATACACGTCTGGGATTGGTGCCAGCTTTAACTGGTGCTTTTAAGTTTGACCCTTCTGTTCGTTTAAAGTATTTACGACCAGCTTCAGTCAAACCACCCTTAGGATTCTTATGTTCTTTTCTCATTCATACCACTCAATCATCATGTGAGCCATGTGTGCTTGGCCACTTCTATTTGTTAATCTAAATAAATATGTTGTTAATGGAGATAATACATATTGAAATGAATATGCAGAAGCTCCACCAGCTTGACCTCCAGAACCACCAGCAAGAAACTCTCCAGTTAATGCAGTGCCTGTAGATGTGACTGTTGGGTTAATTAATGAAGCACTAGCGCTTACATTAGTAGATGTTCTGTATCTATTGATAGCTGTAAATGAAGTTCCGCCAGTGACAGTTGCGCCTTCATAAATTGTAAACTCTGCATCTCCACCACAATTCACATCAAAAACTAAATGTGGTAATTTTCCACTAGCCCATGCAATAGCAATATCAATACTTGCGTCATTGGCTAATTGATTGGCAGATCCGTTTAAGTAATACACATAATATGCACGAGCTTCATGCAAACGCACATGATTAACATCAGCCATAACAAATGGCTTTTCAGAGCCGGCTACTGTTTGGTTGCCATCTTTATCAATATATGTTGGAGTAACAAATCTTGATTTAGTATTTTCCGACTCACGTAATACGTTAATCGCCATTATCTTCCATTTCTTCTTCTGCTGATTCCATTAACTCTGGCTTTTTATTTTTAGCTTGCTTAGTCATTAGCTTGACTGCTTGCTCAATAAACTTTGCATTAGACTTAATATCTTCATCATCTAATTCAATTGATAATTCTGCTTTCATTTTTTAGCCGCCCTCATGTTATCCACAAGATTAGGATAAGGTCTGCCAGCTTTTTTAGCCATCTGCTTTGCTGCTGCTTTTTGCATAGACGTTAGCTTTTTAGGCTTACCTAAATCTTTTGGTCTTTCCTTATCCCAAACTTCTTTCATTTCTTTTTAGCCATTCCAGCTTCGCTCATAGCAATAGCTACGGCTTGCTTTTGTGATTTAACGACTGGGCCACCTTTGCCAGAATGTAATGTGCCAGATTTATACTCGCGCATTACTTTCTTAACTTTGGCTTGCATTTTATTTTCTTTCATTATACGCCACCGCCTGTGCCTAATGATTCACCAGTGCCTAATGATTCTGGGCCTGTTGCTGACACAAGTAAAGATGATCGTCTTTGTCTTGCGCGTTTAGCTGAAGCAGCCGCAGAAGCTTCTGCTTTTGCTGTATCAGTCACTTTTGGTGGCTCTGGTGGTGGTGCTGGTGGTGGTGATGGTGATGATCCGCCCATAATATTCTCCTTAAGATGTCATTGTTTCGTCAGAACCTAGCGTTTCAATGCCAGTTTCTGGTGTTAGTCTTGCTTCTGATAATAATACACGTTCGCCAGAGGCTCCTCTAGCTCTACGTCTGCCAGCAGATTGTTCTGCTAACATTCTTCTTTCTTCCAATGCTTTTGCTTCTGCATCTGCCGCTTGCTTCTTTTGCAAGGCTAAACTAGCTTCAGCAGCAGAAGTATCTGGTTTGCCTCCGCCCATTAACATGCCCATATTATAATCTCCTAAGTAATGTATAATCTTGCTGATCTGGACTATACTTTTCCATAATACCTTCTTCAACGAACTTTAAAGCTCTTGCAAAACGTAAAGCCACAGCATCAGAAGTTTTAACAGATATTTGCAATCTATGCAAGTTAAATGTGACCCAACAGATATCTAAAAACGAATTTGCACCCCTAAGTAGTGCTATTGGATATCGTTTTGACTGTTGTGTAAGTAAAGACCATACCTCTGCAACACCATTCCATAGCATTCCACAACCAAATACAGCAGCTGGTCGTCCATAGTAAAATACTGTAATAACGGGTCCACGGGAAGCTTGGCTTATAATTTGAGCCTTAAACTCATCATAACCCATAGCATTTACATAATCATCGATATCGTCTAGAGTATCTAAATGATCTGGGTGAAAAGGCATGTAATAACTTCCTTTGACATGAGGAAGTCCAGCTAATATGTCTGGGCTAATCGAATACATTGAAATCTGCCGATGCTACAGTTTGAGCAATAATAGTTGATGAAGATAATGGATTTTTAGTCATACGTTTATGTTCGCCACCTCCAAGAAGCAAATAACCGAAAGCATCGCCTACGTGTGAGTGTTCGTTTTTATTTGGTGCATCTCTAAATCTTTCTTGTCCAGCACCGACAGCTACACGTTTAAAATGGTATCCTCCCGCTAAAGACTTACGGATCATTTTACATTTTGTGTTAATAATGAGTCCGGGCTTACCAGCAATAAGTCGTTGCATAGGAGCTGCTGCTGCTTCACGTCTAACTTTAAAATCATTGGATGGTGTAGGTTGCGCTCTTAATCCTAATGTGCGTAAGTAATCAAATGCCGTAACTTCGTAAATGGCATCACGTTGCATACCCGCTGGATCTCCCCATAACATGATTTGTGCTTTTGGATATTTAGCATTTAACTCTGCTAATAGTTGCTGACCAAATCTTTCTAGCCCCATGTCAAATGTAACGATCTCATCTAGGATAATCCATCTGCCATTAGGTAATCGTTGCCCTACCACTGCGGCTGGTGTCAAACCAAAGTCAAGGCCAACTTGCAATGCATGCTCTGGATCGTAATCGACTTCACCACTCATTGCATGATCGTCATACTCCGGCCATACGGGTCTACCTTCTTGAACGTAAGTATATTTACCTTCGGCATAACATTTAATCCAATCTAAGTTCTTACCGCCTAACATCTGCATGTAATAACCCGCTGGTAAGTTACCTACGTTTTCAGCTTTAGGATTTATCTTCCACCAACGTCCACCAGAAAATATATGATCGTTTGCTTCTGGATTCTCTGGCAAATCTCCGGGTGATACTTCTGCTACACCGCCGGGTTGTTTAAAAAATTGCCATGCATACTTGCCAGATAACTTTTCTTTCTCGGCTAGTCTAAACCACCAATGGTCGTCATCCATTGGATTAGTATCCATCCACACACCATGCCAAGTAGGTCCGCCATCACGTTTTC